AATAAAGTAAACTGGTTGTATTTAGTTGCTGGTAACCATGATGTATGGAGTGGAGATGGCGACCCTTTAGAATTTATTATGCGTGACCATAAAGGTTTGTATGAGAGATGGGGAGCAAGGATGAATCTTGTGTTCCCTAATGGGAAGGAGATAAGAATAAATGCAAGACATACATTTAAGGGTAATTCTATATGGAATACTGCTCACGGCGTTGCTCGTGCTGCTCAAACTGGTTGGTCTGACCATGTACTCACTTGTGGGCATACTCACATATCTGGTTACCAAGTAATAAAGAATCCCGCTAGTGGTCTTATAAGCCACGCTTTACAGGTGGCATCTTTTAAAATTATGGATAATTATGCAGATAAATTAGGATTAGATGATAAAAATATATTTAATTGCCCAGTTACTATAATAGACCCTATATATGACGATGATGATAATAGATTAATTACTACAATATTTAATCCATTGATAGCTTGTGAGTATTTAAACTATTTAAGGGGTGATAAGTTCAAAAAACAGAAGAAAACTTGAACATTTTTACTATATAAGTTTAAATTATAGCCTTAAATGGCTAATATAAATACAAAAAACATATCAAAAGCAGAAGAAGCGTTACAATTAGCCCATAATGATTTAATTGCATTTGGCAAATTATTCTTACCAGATGATTTTATGCGTTCGGAAACGCCATTTTTTCATTATGAAGTAGCGGATGCTGTTATGAATATGGATGTAAGGCAATTGGGCGTTATTTTACCTAGAGGTCATGGGAAAACAGTTATGACTAAGGCTAATATCTTACATGACTTTGTTTTTGCTCAAGAACCTCTTTTTTATGGTTGGGTTGCTGCTTCTTCTAAAATTAGTGTGCCTAATCTTGATTATGTAAAGTACCATTTAGAATATAATGATTCCGTTAGATACTATTTTGGTGATTTAAAAGGAAGGAAATGGACAGAAGATGATATTGAACTTAATAACGGTTGTAAGCTTATTTCTAAGAGTAACCTTTCAGGTATCCGTGGTGGTGCTAAGTTACATAAGCGTTATGACCTTATTGTACTTGATGATTTTGAAGACGAAAATAATACGATTACTCCAGAGGCGAGAAATAAGATATCCAATCTTGTAACAGCCGTTGTGTTCCCTGCGTTAGAACCTAAGACCGGCAGGTTAAGAATAAATGGTACTCCTGTACATTATGATGCATTTATACAGAAGATTTTAGTTGGATATGAAAAAGCTAAAAAAGAAAACCAACCGTTCAGTTGGAAGGTAATTACATATAAAGCAATTCAAGAAGATGGAACGCCTCTTTGGGCGAGTTGGTTTGGACATGAAGAAATGAAGAGGAAGAAAAAGTTTTATGCCGATAGCGGTACTCCACAGAAATTCTATCAAGAATATATGATGGAAGTTCAATCCTCTAAAGACTCTATCTTTACGAGAGACCATATTCATTATTGGGATGGGGAGTTTATTAAAGAACCAGAAACTGGGATGACCTTCCTAAAGGTAGAGGGAGAAGATGTCCAGCCATGCGCTACATTTGTTGGAGTTGACCCCGCAACAGATTCTGCTAGGAGGGACAGCGACTTCAGTGTTATTATTGTTGTTGCTGTAACTCCTAATAATAATATATACATACTTAATTATGAAAGAAGAAGGGGTTTACCAGTACTTGCTATCCCAGGAACCGACCAGAAGGGAATTGTGGATTATATATTTGATTATTCCAATTTTTATAATCCAGGATTATTTACTATTGA